CGCCCTGGCATCTTTAAGTGAAATATTCATAGCCTTCCTAGACGAACTAGTTACGTGTTTCTGTGGGACTTTACCTAGTCTTTCAAGAGACTTTATCAGCTGGTCCATTCCCTCAACCTTAAAATTTGCTTTAGCCATTATTTCACCAACCTACAATAGCAAAGTAATTCCCTATTTAACCCTTTTACATTTACTGCCGATAGTATTTCGTATACTTCGTTATTATGTTTAATTCTCATTTCGTTAGTTATCCCAGGTATATATCTCATATTGAATTTAACCTCTACCTTTGTATCCGTAGTTAATGCATTGAAGTATTCGTTGCCAAGTAGTGGGTCTTTACTGGCCCATATCCCTTCTTTAAATTTGTCCCAATCCTCAATATATTCTCCATATTCATCTCTTTTTTTAACCAGGTGCAGAAAGTCTATTTTGTGTCTGTAATCCCTCATTCTTTATCACTACCTATCAATTCTCCATCTAGGTACATCCCAAATTTGCCACCACATTCACATTTTGTTTTACAATCGTAATGCTCCCAATTGGAGTTGCTTTTTTCCTTAACTTTTTCTTGCTTAGTCCCACACTTAATACACTTCATTTCTATCTTCATATTTCATCACCTACAGTATATTCAACTGATAATGTTAAGTGGTGCTTTAAACTTATATAGGATTCTTGAAATCTTTCTAATAGCCGAGGGTCTTCATAACCAAAGTTAGCTTTACAATAGACTGTTACTGCTCTTTTTATTAATGGATCATCATCTTTAACTTTATCTTTATGAACTCCTGATAAAATTAAATCTGCTTTAGCACTCTCTATTAAGTCTTGTATTTCCACGTTTAAGTCATCGCCATTTACTCTAAGAGAGTTTTTTATATCTTCTAACATCTAATCACCGCCTTGTAGCAGCTCAATCAATTCATCTTTTTTAGCCTTTGCATCATATTCTATACCTTTGCCGTCTAGTAACTTCATTATTTCTTTTTTAGTCATGGAGTTAAAATCAATCTTTATAGGTTTTAAATAACCTAAATTAATTAAATACTCAATTCTTGCGGTTTCTGCCTCAAATAAATCACCAGGAACATATAAGTTCCTGGTGTATTTGTCTTTAAACCGCTTGATTACTTTTGCGTTCATCAGCGGTCACCTCTTTATACTTCCTCGGTTGTGTCAACAACTTTTACAATTGCTGTCACATTACCTTGACTTGTCTCGATTTTGATTGTGTAGTCAGCTTCTGTTAGCGTTTCAAGGTATGCTTTTAATAGTGTTACTTTGCCACCAGTCTCAGTATAATGCGTTACTTTAGTCAGCTTGGTTTCACCATTATATATATCGCCTATAGTTACAGTGCCGTTGCTTACGGCAACCGTTAGCACCACATCTGCGTAACTATCCCCGTCTGTATTGAGGTCAAATGTGGCTGTTTCAGGGCTAACGGTTAAGAGGATTTTTTTATTAATGCGAATGCTTTAGTATCAAGTGGAGCTCCATCAACAATAGCATATGTTGCATAGTCTACAGTTCTTGCCTTTACATGCTCTTCGGAAGCAAGACTCATTGGTTCGTTAGTGTTAAACACGTATCCTTCACTAGCGTTACCAAATAAGATATTGTTTTCAGTTACCCCAGCGTCTGCCTTAACTACAAAACCTAGCATCCTACCCACTCCACCTGCAGTTGTATCTGGTATGAATATAGGTCTACCATTTTCATCTACTATGTTTGCAAGTTGAGTCCATATAGTCGCATTGTTAGCATAAAACGCACATCCGTTTAAGTAGCTTGAATGTACTTTGCTAATAGCTTCAGTTATTTTTGCATAAGTCAATGGAACTGGAGTAGACGCATCGGGATTGTAAGTTACAATTTGTGGAGTATTAGATTCAGCAGCTAATGCAGTTTCAACGCCTAATGGTTCTGGCTTAAATGTATCGCCTTGCCCAGGCTGACCTTTACCTTGCAGTACCGCTGTACCCATAGCAACACCAACACGCTTGCCTAACTCATTCTTAATGTAAGGTATAAACTCTTCTACTGCCATTGCTCTCAACTTCCAAGTTACAGTTATTGCCTTAGCAAGTTCACATCCAGTAAGTGTTAATTGCCCGAATGTATTCTTTTCATCTGCTGTATTAGTAGCTTCATCATACCAAGCAGCGTCACCTTCATTTATAGCTGTATGTTTGTTAATGGTTAAAGTGCCTCTTACATTATACTTCTTAACATCAGCTAAGAATGGGTACATTTCCTCGGCTCTTGCCCAAATACCTTTTACTACAGTTTCAGGAATTAATGTTGGTGTCCCTGTAGTTGTGTGGGTATAAGCATTGTTAAACTCTTTGTTTACCTTGTTGAATATTTCTAGTTCTTCTCCTTCTAATCTGTTGCCTTGCATGAATTTAGCCCATGCGTTTTCATATACTTTATTTTCGTCTACTACTTTGTTATCAATTATGTTATCCACTGTTTTTGTACCTCCTTCTATATTTACATTTTTATTATCTAAGTCTAAAACCTTGTTGTTGTCTTTTAGTGCATTAAGATTAGCATTTGCAAGCTTAATTTCTTCCCACTTGTTGTCGAGGTTTTTAACCTCTTCCATTTTTGCATTAGACTCTTCAATCTTGCCTTCTTCGATAAGATTCTCAATTTCTGTCATTAGTGCGTTTCTTTGTTCTAAATACTCGTTATAATTCATGTTTAACATCTCCTTTCAACTTTAAATAATTAAATTTGGCCATTAAAATATCCGTCTCATTCTCCTCATTTTGAGAATTTAACGGATTCTTGATTGTATTTCTTATTTTATTAATTACTTCTGGTGGCAACATACCTGAAAAATCTGTGCTTGCTACAAGTTGTAAATCATTTTCAAACATGATCTCATCAATAAACCCTAGCTCTTTTGCTTTTTCTGCAGTCATCCATGTTTCATGATCCATTAATGCCAATAATTTTTCTTGTGTTTTTCCTGTTTTAATTCTATAAGCATTTGCTATTGTGTCATTTGCATTTCTTAGCACTTCAGCGGTATGTTCCATATCTCTATAGTCTCCACTGGCCCTAGAAGATACATTATGAATCATTATTTGAGCTGTTGGAGACATCATCACCTTGTTACCCGCCATAGCTATAACACTTGCAGCACTTGCCGCTAGGCCTACTATTTTAACTGTTACATTTCCTGAGTAGGATTTTAAGGCTGTGTATATTTCACTTCCAGCGAATACACTCCCACCACCTGAGTTGATTTCTACCTCTATATCTTCTCCATTAGCTTTTTCTAATACTTTGTTTACTGAGTTAGGACTTGTAGCTTCTATCCCAAACCATTCATAAATCCAAGCTTCACTATTACTGACTATAGGACCCTTTATATTCACCTTCACCTATTCATCACCTCCCCCAACTATGCCAGTGTCTTTCCTTAATACAAACTCATCTCCACCTTCTCGTGGTGCTAAATTAAGTATTGCTCTTACTTCATTAGGGCTCATTATTCCTCTATCTACATACTGGACCAAATTTAGTTTTGTCTGCATGCTTGCAAAGTTTAAATTGGAACTTTCAAAGATTATCTTATTCCCAAATCCCCTCTCCCTTCTTGTAAATAGTTTTCTTGTATATTCACCACTTAATTGAATTATGTCAGGTTCTACACTTGATTCATAGTAAGATATCCATTCATCTTCGCTATAACTACCTTGAATAATCTTTAAATTAGTATTGAAGAACGATAATATTCTTTGAGTAGTCTTGTCCATTTGCACTGCATTTGGAACATAATCTTTTGGGTCTACTTGTATGGCATCTGCTTTTGCGTCTGTTGCTGCTGCTCCTACGGTATCGGATTCGATATTCATATAATCATCTATAAATTGTTTCGTTTGCTTTTTTAGGTCCTCTGGCCTTAGTGACTGGTTAAACTTTAATAACCACTTAATAATATTAGAATTTTTAATTGCCTTTACAATTCCTTGGTCGGTTGTATTAACTATTTCCATTAATGGCATTAAAGCTTTCGCTGGACTATCTCCAAAAATTTCATTGTCATTAAAATCTTTTCTTAAATGAATTACATCAGTATATCTAAATGTTACTGTTTTACCATTCCTTAATATGAACCTAAGAAATAATTCCCCTTGATCATTTTGCACTGCCTCTACATTGGTTGCTGTGATAGGATATATCTCTATAGGATAATCATTTTCATCTCTGTTGATATAAGCAAAAGCATTGTTATTTAGTTCTAATTGAGTGATGAGTTTCTCTTGTAACATTTGTCCTGTCATATATGGGTTAGGTTCTTCAAGTAAAAATCTCATATATACATCAGGATTAACTTTCATACCATCAGGACCATTTCTAATATGTTTTGCTACTGCCTTACCTATAGCCCTTGACTTTGGTCTTATTGCAGAACGCACTATGTCGGATTGATATAGGCTCCCATTCCAAGCATAGAAACCATCTCCTTCATCAGTTATAAGTTTATATCTCGATACCGTTACTGTCCTATTTCTAAACCAATCGAATACTCCCAAGCTATCACCTCCTCTAAATCATATTGATATAATCTTCATAATGCCTTTCTAATACCACATAAGCATTTAATAAACTTGCTAATCCATCTATTCTTCTTCTTTGATTGCTTGTCTTAACTGGTTGAATATTACCATTCTTATCTATGTCAACAGAAGTGTTACTTAAACACCATTTTAAAATAGGGTGATTATTATAGTTGATTCTTTTACTTTCTAAATCAGCTCCTAGTGATTTCATGGGGCCAGATAAAGTTTTCTTCCCTTGAATAACTGGTTCCATACCATCTTTACCAAAATAGCTTCTCATTTCTTCAACATAATATTCAGCACTCCATCCATCATAGCCATGCCAAGGAATATATATATCTTCTTCATTTTGGACTTCTAAAAACCACTCTGTAACATGTTTATAATGAACCTTATTCCCTGGTACAGTCCTAAGAAGTCCTAAGTCTTTCCATATGTCATAAGGTATCTTATCTTCTTGTGCTCTTTTTTCTAATAAATCCTCAGGCAACCAATACATCTGCTTAACATAAATTGTATCGTCTCCAGGAACCATAAATATAACAGTTCCGCATGTTAAGTCAGTGGTGCTAGATAAGTCGCTGCCACCAATGCCATACCTAGGTTTCAGCTTTTCCAAATCATAGGTAGCTGGATTGTTTAATTGCTCAAATGTTAGCCATGCTTCACTAGTTGTTTCCCTAATATTAAAATCCTTGCATAGTAGGTTTTTTACTAGCAAGGGATTAGCTTTGGCTTTATTAACTTTGTTTCTTAATTGGTCTATTTGTTTTATCGTACCAAGTCCAG